ATCGGCAGTTGGGTCCAATCCTCCCGTCTCGCGCACACGGATGACATTGCGATTGGCGTTGCGGCCCGCTTCGTCCAGTTGCGCATCGACTGTCTGGTCGTGCCATACCTGTCCGTCGTTCGGTGATGCCGCTGCGTCGAAGAATGCATCGTCGCCGTCTCCGATGGGCGCTTGGAACGGATCGCCAACACCCGCAGGGCCGGTGAAGCGCACGGCGGTTACCAGCGCCACCCAGGACGGCGCGCCCTCTGTGCCTTCGTTCACTTCAAAGATAATCGTAGGTTCTGCCATGTTGCCCTCGCTCCAAAGGTTACGGTCTCTTTTAGTTCGACACTACCACAACGCGCCCGCGCGCCAATCGAACGCATTATCTAGGATGTTCAAGTACTGTCTGACGACGGATGCGCCGTCATGGTGTTCGCGTACGAACGTTTGCACCCGGTCGCGCTCGACCTCGTAGTACGTGTCGTGCACAACCAAATATTCCAACTGTTCTTCGAGCGCTGCACTATCGTTCGCATACGTGTACGGCAGATAGTCGTATCGTTCGATCATCTGTTCGCGCACGTAGGGGTCGCCCGCAATCACCGGCTGTCCCATTGCCGCCGCTTCGTGTCCGCTACACTGCATGCCTAGCCAGAACGAATCGAAGCACGCGTGGCAAGTCGCCTTGAGTCGCAGTGCGTCATGGTGCGATAGCTTCTCGATCAGTACTTCGCGCACGTCGAGCCCACGACGTCGTAACCGCGCACACGCTGCAATCAAATCATCTGTGCCCTTGAGGTGTCGCTTGCTCGGAGAGTGCGCGACGCGAAACGTACCCCTGTGCGATCTGCGCTTGGCTCCCAACCACGCGTACTGTGCGAACGGCACGGGGTTGGGAAGGTAGTGCAGGTTGCCCGCGCGATATTGCAATAGCTCAACGTTGCTTACCAGTACGACATCGGCGCGCACTGCGTCGAGTGCGTTGCGGATGTCCGCCGCTTGCCTATAGTGCGTTCCGTGGTGGTGCATGACCAGCTTTTGCTTCCCCTGCTTGCCGCCGAACATCATGACGGGTTCGTAGAGAATGTGTGCGTGCAGGATGTCCGCCTGTCGTGCTGCGACGCGCAGTATGTCGCCATCGACTTTGCAATCCCACTGCGTCGGTCCGCCCAGCGGGTTGTCGTGCATGTGCCGGCCCATGATTGCGGTATGTGGCGTGGTCGCGTTGATTGCTTCGTGCAGCCGATAGATCACAAACCCAGGGTCGATCTCACCCAGCTGCAAGATGTGCAGTGCTTCGCGCGCGCCGGTGAACCGATCTGCGGTATCGCTATCCTGTACTGCCGTGTTCTCCTGCCGGACCTGCGCCATTTGATGGATGCGTTTCGCGGTTTGGCGTGCAGGCGGACGGGCCAGGTGGCGTTCGTGAAAGTAGGAGATGGGTTGCAGTCGATGATCGACACCGACGCCGCCGTATTGGTGCGTACACAGGAGTTCATCGCGCCTGTACATCCAATGGTGACGACCGCGATAGGACAGCGTAGGCGTCCAGAGGAACAAGCGCGGCTGATCGTATGGTCGCTTGTAAATCTTGGAATCTTCCACGCGCACCCACCCGACGTCGCACGCTGTCGGAGCGTCATGTATCGTGACAAACTCGTCGGCGTCGATCACCAACAGGTACGCACCGGGCGCCAGCGCTGCGTGCGAAAGGTACGCGTTTCGTTTGGTAAGCTGAGAATCCCACCAGCCGACTGCGGATTCGACGACAAGCAGGCGCTCACCAAACACGGCGCGCAAAAAGTCAAGCGTCCCATCGGTGGATCGTCCGTGCGATTGGCCGGTTGGCACACCGCTGTACGCACCGTCGACCGCAATCACACGGCCGACAGACGACTCCCAGGTCGGTACCGTCAGTTCGAGCGCAGGCCGGTCATTCCACACGTTGAGGCACGCCACCAGCTGCACTGTGGCAATGCTTGCGGGGTGCTCGACAGGGAACTCTCGATTGGCGCGCGCCCCCCAAGGATAATCCGACGCATCGCCGTCCTCACCCAACGGACGGACGACACCAGCCGCCACCCATTGTTTGACACGCGACGCGGGTTCGACGTCAAGAATCTCACCATAGTCGCGCATCACGGACGGCTTGGTGCGCGCATCCTCAAACTGGCCAAGTGTGAGGCACTTCATTTACGCTCCACCACAGGCAACACTGCGAGGATGTCGTGTTTCTTTATCAATCGCAGGAGCAGGCCACTGTGTTGAACGTCATGTCCGACGTGCTCACCACAGATGATTGTGTCACCCTTCACGAGTTCGTTCTGTGCGGCGAGCGACGGCGCCACGGCGAGCACGAGCGCCTGCATGGTGGGTTCCTTGACTGCACCGTCACCGCGAATGGTCCACACGCCGTTGTGCAGATTCTCGTCGTCACGCTCGATCATGAGCGCCAATACTCTGTCGCCATACGGCTGCACAGTCACAGCAGGCAGCTTGTCCAGCTCGTTGTTGATGTCCTGCACGAGCGCGAGAATGCGCGCGCGCGGATCGTCGTGCAACTCGTCGCGCGCGGCGCCACGCGGACGTGGGTCGATAAACTGGTGTGGTTGCACAGCCGGTGCGTCAGCCGGTGGCCCGAAGTACGGTCCTTGCGCCGTGTCGTTCATCTCACGTGTCCTCGTCGTCAGCCGGTGCGGAGAGCTTACTCTCTGATGCTTCGCCAAAGATGTCTGCGATGTCACCTAGTTCGTCCTCGGTGATCGTCTGCAACTCCCTGGGAGGGTCGTCGGCGTCCTTTGTGACAATCTCGGCTGATATGTCGGGTACGGCGCGCTGTACGATGCGCACGAGGTTTTGCGCGTTGAGTGCGAGCGCGGTCGGTTCCTCGACGATGATCTCCTGTCCCGCCAATCCGTATCCCTCGACGTCTTCCAGCAACCGGATTTTACATTGCACGTCAGCCTCCTGGTAAACAGAAGGGGCGCACCCCATAGGAGTACGCCCCCGGTTGTGCTCAGTGCGGCGTTGTTACCGCGAGTGCTACGCTTACGACACCACCGTCTGACGCAACACGACGAACGGCGACACTTCCCACGTCTTCGCGGACCCGCTCGACTCGTGCGAGAACGTCCCAGCAGGCCACGGGGCACCCGCAGCGCGGAAGATGGCACGCCACGCCGTGATGTCGTTCCGGAACTGGAAGTGTACGGAACTAGCAACGGTGATCCGTTGCAGATCGCCGTACAGGTAGAACGTGGGATCGACCAGTGACAGGTCACCCTTGAGACCGATCACCGGGCACTTGTCGGTGAACACCAACGGCAGACCGAGAATCGTTCCCGGCACGCCCTGACTGAAGTCGCGATGCCAGAAGAGCACGTTCGATTGCGCCAGCACACCGATATGCGGCAAGATCGAGCGATGCGCCAACCAGATCGACTGTGCGCCACCGAAGTGCCGTGCGGACATCGACAGGATGTCATCCAACACCACGGTATTCAGCGTGTTGCGACCCTCGGCGTACTCCGCGGCACTGCCGATGAAGCCTTGCGGTTCCGTGCTGCCACCGGCACCCTGGATTCCGTCCCGGTCGAACTCGTACGCGATGGCACTGGTCAGCAACTCAACCAGCACGGGTGGCAACCCGACGATACTGTCGGACAGCAACTCGTCCGACGCTTCCACGTATGCCGCATATTTGAAGGCGGTGAGCAGGAACTGCTCGAACACCGGCTCGCGCTCGGGCTTCTGAACCGCTTCGCCGATCTTGGTGACCGCAGCGAACGAGAACATCGGGCGCGTATCAGACGCGGTAGTTTGCGCCAGACGCGGGAAGTCCAGCGTGCGCCGCGTCATGGGAATGCGGCGTGCGCGATTCACGAACTGCTGTTGCTCTCCCATCGTGCGCAGCAGCTCGGCCATGTGCTCGGTGGGTACGAGAAAGTCCCCTCGCCCAGCGGAACCCGTGTTGTCACCCACCAACGCCTTCTCTTCGAACTCTTTGAACGACCGGTCGTGTTCGTCTCCCGACGTTGCGATCTTGCCGACAGGTTCGCCCTTGGCAAAGTTGGTCGCGCCACGCCAGAGCGCCGATAGGTAAAAGATCTGTTCCTGTGTCGGCTCTTCGAGGTTGATGACTTCGCTGATGCCGCCGAGCTTGCGCACCGTGCGCAGGAAACGCCCGATGGTCTCGAACGGTGGCGTTTCTTTCTTGCCGGTCCCCTCGTCGGTGTTGTTGTCGATGATGCGCCGCGCGTTGGGATCGAGGTCTCTGCGGCCCATGATGTCGTCGAGCTTGTCGACGCCTTCGTAGGACTTGGCTTCGTCGATCAGTGTGGTGATGGCTTTCTGTTCCGCGGCGATCTCTTCCTGCGTCATCTGCGTTTCATCGTCGCCGAGCTGGCCTTCAGCCTGGCGCATCACCTTCGCCTTCAGCTCTTCGTGCTTGGCGCGCGCCTGTTCGCGCAGTTCGCCCGCTTTCTTTTTCAGTGCAATGGTTGCCATGTGCCGCTACGCCTCCTGCAGATCGTATTCTTGGACGGTGAGCAGCGCCAATGTAGCGCGGAGCTGCTCGTCGGACGGTACACTGGAAGTGCTTTGATCGCTTGCAGTGCTGTCGTCGGCGGCTGCGGTAGCGGCTTCCTGCTCTTCGGGGATCGTCTCAGCCGCGCACGCATCCAGCGTTGCACGGTCAAAAGTAAACACGCTACCTGACTGCTTCACCGATTGCGCGAAGCGGGTCAGGAAATGATCGACCACGGCGCGGTCGTCCAGGTTGGCCACGGCACAGTCGGCGCCGCGCGCCAACTTGTCCGTATCGATTTGCAATCCCAGGTCCTTGCACTGGCTCAGCACACACGACAGCGTATCCTCGTCGCTCGTGCCGCATGACTTCACGATGTACAGCAGCGCCTTCAGCGCCGTTGTCGCATCGTCAACATCCACATCCGGCTCGTGGGCTAGCGCGTGTTTCATGTCCAACAGGAACAAGTCGGTTGATTCCTTGATCGTGCGCGCTGCGGTGTTCGCACCCCACACAACCAGCGACGTTTCCTGCCAGGCCACCTCTTTGATTTGCCGGATACCCCGGCCCATCATCCACTCCCACTCGGGCGAGATCGTGGAACCGTCCTCGCTGGTGAAAGGCTGTCCGTCCTCGTCGGTGAACTCCTGCTTGATGATGCGGATACCGACCGAGAGCGCATCGAGTATGCCTTCAGACACCTTGCCGAGCGCGACTTGCGCCGCGGGATCGGCTTTGCTGACGTCGAACTCGGTGAACAGGAGGTGCGTGGCGTCCTTGCGAAACTTTTTCGCCATCTCGCGACCCTCGACGCGTACTTCCTTTGCTGCCGTCACCACACCGAACAGATCGCTTGTGGAGTATCGGTTGTGACCGTTCAGCAGTTTTACCAGCCCCGCGCCGACGCGTTCTTTGATGGTCTTCGTGAACGCGCCCGGATGGATGATGTCATTGACGGCATCCTTGTTGCCGATGCCGGCGGAATAGCCTGTGAAGGTCGACGCGTCCAGGTCGACGGCTTTGGTTTCGAGTGGTGATGCTTTGGTGACAACCCGCACGTTCACGATACACTCCTCTGATGGCTACGCCGGTACGCAAGCAGACTCCGTCGGTGCGCAAGCATGGCTACGCCGGGCGCAAGCATGGATTGCCCTCGCGCTTCAGTTGTGTAATGCGAAGTTAGGGAATCTGGCACGCTACGCAAGCGCGGCACGGTTTATACTGCGCCGTGCCGTAAGACATGGAGATATTGCCCGTAAGACAGCGACTACCGTCGGCGCGGTCGGCGGCGGCGGCGGCGCACAAAAGTCA